ATAAGGAACTGGTCGGGTTTCAAGGGCGTTCGTTTAGCAAAGATGGTATGCGTTATATCACTATCATGCTTAACGCTTCAAAGCCTAGGATCTACGGATTAGAGAGTCTTGATCGATCAAAGGATATCTATATTGTTGAAGGTCCTATCGATGCAATGTTTACTCCTAATACAATTGCGACTTGTGGTGGTGACTTGCATAGAGAAGTTGACCTTGCAGAAATACCCAAGGACCGTGTAACCATTATATACGATAATGAGTCAAGAAACAAGGATACTTGTAAGAAAATTCAAACATGTATCGATAAGGGCTATAAAGTTTGTATCTGGCCAGATGATATAGCTGAAAAGGATATAAATGATATGATAAGAGCGGGTCGTTCTTCAGAAAAACTAGTTGACATTATCAAAGAAAACACTTATATTGATCTTGAAGCTAAATTAAAATTGACTGCATGGAGAAAGTGCTAAATGACTGAGTTAGTCGCAAATGAATATGGCGTAGAATTCGACCATATTAAAATTAAGAAACTACGGATTCATAGAACTAATGGTATGTGGTTAGTCGAGTATCGGCGGGAACCCCGGTGGCCTTTAGGTATTGATCGCTTCTGGTGGTTTGATGATGGCAAGTATGTTGAGTATACCGATGCATCTAATCGTGTAGATCATTTGATTGATCTTGGATATGTCAGCAAGACGCAGTTCCAGAAAGTTAAGGAATTTGAAATTGAGTGATGTTGCTAAAGAAGTGGAAGAAATTCTTGAGATGTTGAATGAAGCTTTCAACGAACATGAAGTGACAACATATGACGATGTAATGGGTTTTCTTCAAATGTTGAGGAGACAATTGCCTGAATGGTGTGATGACGATTATAATCCGGTGCTCGATTATATCGAAGAACTTCTTTGGCGTGATAATGATATGAGGAATAGTTAATGAGTGAAGTTAACCTAGTTAGTATGTCTAAGCCGTCCGCTTATACAGGATGTTCAACAGCAGAAGAATTAGTTGGTTGGTGCGCTCGTGTATCTAATCCCGCAAACCAGCAGAAGTATAAAACAGCATCAAAGTTGATCCGTAGCCTTCTACGTGATAAGCACTGGTCGCCGCTTGAGATGGTAGATGTTTCACTCGAAATCAAAACCACAAGAGATATTGCTCGCCAGATCCTGCGGCATCGTTCTTTCTCATTTCAAGAGTTTAGTCAACGTTATGCAGACCCGACAAAGGATCTTGGATTTGTTACAAGAGAAGCACGTTTGCAGGATTCCAAGAACCGTCAGGCATCTATAGAAATTGATGATTCTGATCTTCAAACAGAATGGAACATAAAGCAACGAAAAGTCACAGCAGAAGCTCTTATTCAATATCGTTGGGCTATTGAGAATGGTATTGCCAAGGAGCAAGCCCGTGTAGTCCTTCCTGAAGGTAACACAGAGTCTGTAGTGATCATGAAGGGCTCGCTTCGCTCATGGGTTCACTATTGTCAATTGCGTATGCAATGGGATACTCAAAAGGAGCATCGTATTATTGCAGAGCAGTGTTGGGAGATTTTACGTGGGCACTTCCCTGATGTTATTAATGCAGTAGAAACTCTGAATGACTAAACTAACCGTTCAAGAATATGCAAATGGCGACTTATACATACAATTACCAGATGAATTGATGAATGACCTTGGCTGGACTGAGGATACAGAATTGGTTTGGATTATTGAAGATGATGGCAAAATTATATTAAGAAAGAATACTGATGATCCAAGTAACTAAAAGAGATGGCACAAAAGCACCTCTAGACATTAATAAGTTTCATAAGGTAGCAGCACATGCCTGCGAAGGCCTTGCAGGTGTTTCAGTCTCTGACTTGGAAATCAAGACACAGATTCAATTCTATAATAACATCAAGTCAACTGACATTCAGGAAGTGTTGATCAAGGCAGCTGCCGATCTAATCTCCGAAGAGACTCCCAACTATCAGTATGTTGCTGGTCGTCTGATCAACTATAACCTTCGTAAGGAAGTTTATGGTCAGTATGAGCCCGATCATCTTTGGTATCATTATGGTAAAGTTGTTATCGATGGTTACTATGATAACAGTCTTGCAACTGCATATAGTCAAGAGGACTGGATTGAACTAGCAGAATACATTGACCACGAGCGTGATGGTTTACTAACCTATGCTGCCATGGAACAGTTTCGTGGTAAGTATCTAATTCGCAATCGAGTAACCAATAAGTTTTATGAAACACCTCAGATGGCGTTCATGTTGATTGCTATGACGTTGTTTCAAAACTATACCAAGGACAGAATTAAATGGGTAAAGGAATTATATGATGCAATTAGTACTTTTGATATTAGTCTTCCTACTCCAATTATGGCTGGCGTCAGGTCCCCTCAGCGTCAGTTTAGCTCGTGCGTACTTATTGAAACAGATGACTCGCTGGATTCGATAAATGCCACGGCGTCGGCGATTGTTAAATACGTCTCACAAAAAGCGGGTATCGGCATTGGTGCTGGTCGGATTCGTGCTGTCGGCAGTCCTATACGGAATGGCGATGCTAGCCATACTGGCGTTATTCCGTTTTGGAAACACTTTCAAACTGCTGTTAAGAGCTGTAGCCAAGGCGGCGTCAGAGGTGGTGCAGCAACTTTATATTATCCCCTATGGCATTATGAGGTCGAAGATCTTCTAGTCCTAAAGAATAATAAAGGCACTGAGGATAATCGTATTCGCCATCTTGACTATGGTGTTCAATTCAATAAGGTGATGTATGAAAGACTTTTGGCTGGAGGTAATATCACCCTCTTCTCACCTCATGATTGCCCGGATCTCTACGAAGCGTTCTTTCGAGATGTTGATGCGTTCCGTTCACTCTATGAGAAGTATGAGAAGTCAACCAAGATCAGAAAGAAAACCATCCCTGCGATTGATCTATTCTCAGCCTTCATGCAGGAACGAAAAGATACAGGACGAATCTATTTGATGAATGTTGACCATGCTAATGATCATGGTTCATTCACCAAGGATGCTTTGATTAAGATGTCTAACCTATGTTGTGAAATCACACTACCGACTACGCCTTTGAAGGATATTAATGATGATAATGGAGAAATTAGTCTTTGCACTCTTGCGGCAATCAACTGGGGAAAAATCAAAAAGCCCAGCGACTTTGAAAAGCCCTGCACGCTTGCAGTTCGTGCGCTTGACGCTCTACTTGATTATCAATCGTATCCTGTTAGAGCCGCTGAAGTGGGCACTCGCAATAGGCGCCCTCTTGGCATCGGGATTATTAATTTTGCTTATTGGCTTGCTCGTAATGATTCCAATTATTCCTCTCCTAATCTGGCTCTGGTTCACGAATATGCTGAAGCGTGGTCTTACTACTTAATCAAAGCATCGATTGATCTTGCTATTGAAGATTCGCCTTGCCCAAGTCATAATCAAACAAAGTATTCTGCAGGACTCATGCCTGTTGATACATACAAAAAAGAAGTTGATGAGCTGGTTGATCCAAACTATAAAATGGATTGGGCTTATCTTGCTCATCAAGCATATGAGCATGGTATTCGTAACTCAACACTAATGGCATTGATGCCTGCTGAAACATCAGCACAAATTAGTAATTCGACAAATGGTATTGAGCCTCCTCGTGCGCTTGTATCAATCAAGCAATCTAAGGATGGCGTGCTTAAGCAGGTTGTTCCTGGTATTCGCACCCTAAAGAACAAGTATGAGTTGCTATGGGATCAGAAGTCACCTGAAGGTTATCTGAAGATCATGGCAGTCCTACAGAAGTTCATCGATCAAGCGATCTCAGTCAATACATCTTACAATCCTGCACACTATGAGGACGGAAAGATCCCAATGTCTGAGATGATTAAACATCTATTGATGCATTATAAGTATGGTGGTAAGACATTATATTACTTCAATACCAATGATGGTGCTGGTGAAATCGAAGATAAACCTCTAGCAAGCGGAGCTATCGATGAAGAAGATTGTGATAGTTGTAAGATATGAGATATAGATCTATATTCATTAGTGATATACATCTAGGCACAAAAGATTGCAAAGCAGATCTTTTAAATAACTTTCTAAAGCATAATTCTTGCGATACGCTTTATCTTGTGGGTGACATTATAGATGCCTGGAAGATACAGCAAAACAAACTTAAATGGAAACAGTCACATACTAATGTAGTTAGACGAGTGTTGAAGTTTGCTAAGCACGGCACTAGAGTCGTATATGTCGCTGGTAATCATGATGAGTTTCTTAGGCCTATGATTCCATATGGCGTTAGTTTTGGTCGTATCGAAATATGCAACCAGATCTGTCATAAGGGTGCTGATGGCAAAAGATACATGGTTGTTCATGGTGATCTGTTTGACGGCATCACACGTCTTGCACCATGGTTGAGTTTTCTTGGCGATAAGGCATATGATTTTGTATTAGATCTTAATAGTCGTTTTAATTGGATTAGACATAGAATGGGCTTTGGATATTGGTCACTGAGTAAGTGGCTAAAGTATAAAGTCAAAAAAGCCATTGACTTCATGTTTAAGTTTGAAAAAACTATTACAGCATATGCTGCAAGAAAAGGATATGATGGCGTTATCTGTGGACATATACATAATGCCGAGATCAAGATGATTGATGATGTTATATACATGAATGACGGCGATTGGGTTGAATCTTGCACCGCGCTCGTTGAACATTATGATGGCAGGTGGGAAATTATAACATGGCAAGAAGAAATAAAAAATTTAGTTGACAAAGGACTGTAGATGGATTATATTAAGATCATTAATGATCAGTGGAGTGACTTGGGTATCGTCTATAAAGTAATTGAGTATAAAACACGCCCACCTTCAACTGCTGTTGATTTAGTATTAGAATATAATGGCGAAACTATTCAGCGCACAGTCGCCTCTCATCAAATAGAATGGCTTCAACCTAAGGACTTTTAAATGTCAGTATTTGACACAGAACAATTCAATGCCACAGAAGAAAATTGCTTCTTTGGTAAATCAGTAAATATTGCTCGCTATGACAAGCAGCGGTATAATATTTTTGAGAAACTAACTGAGAAGTCATTGGGCTTCTTTTGGCGACCTGAGGAGATCGATCTTTCACGGGATGGTAAGGACTTCAAAGGGCTGACTGATCATGAGAAACATATTTTTACGTCCAATCTCAAGCGCCAAATCCTTTTGGATAGCGTGCAAGGTCGCGCCCCTTCGCTTGCTTTCCTCCCTATATGTTCGCTGCCGGAATTGGAAACCTACATCCAAACATGGGCGTTCTTTGAGACAATTCATAGTCGCTCATACACGCATATCATTCGTAATGTATACTCGGACCCAAGTGCCGTCTTTGACGAGATGTTGGGACTCGAGTCTATATCGGACTGCGCCAAAGACATCAGCAAATACTACGATGATCTGATTGATATGAATACTGAAGCTGCAGCGCTTGGTAATTTTAGTCGATACAAGCATAAGAAAGCTCTATGGCTTTGCCTCAACGCTGTTAATGCTCTAGAAGGAGTAAGATTCTATGTATCATTCGCATGTTCTTGGGCATTTGCTGAAGTTAAAAAGATGGAAGGCAATGCAAAGATCATCAAACTCATTGCTCGAGACGAGAACGTTCACTTAGCGGGAACACAACAACTTCTCAAGATCCTTCCAAAGGAAGATGCTGACTTTGCAGCAATTGCTGAAGAAACAAGACAAGAATGTATTGATATGTTTCAGGCAGTTATCCAACAGGAAAAGGATTGGGCACAATACCTCTTTAAAGATGGATCAATGATTGGTCTCAATGAGGAACTGCTATGTAATTATGTTGAGTGGATTGGTCATAAGCGTATGGCAGCAGTTGGGTTGAATGGCAAATCGGCGGGGGCTAATCCTTTGCCGTGGACACAGAAATGGATCGCCGGCAGCGATGTTCAAGTTGCTCCACAAGAGACAGAAATTACTTCATATATAAGCGGTGGCGTTAAGAAAGACGTTGACGGTGACACTTTCAAAGGCTTCCAATTATAGGAGAAATTAATGGACGATTGGACAACATGCGATTCTTGCGAAGCAGAGTTTAAAATCATTACTGATGCAGTAACACCTATTGCCTGGTGTCCTTATTGCGGTGAAGAACTAGCTATTGAAGAATCAGAGGATTATGATCTAGACGACTGGGACTCAGGCGACCAGATTGAATTTTAATAAATACAACTTCACTGAATGAAGGTTGTATTGAATGTGGTTACTTGAAGATAATGAGTTTATTGATCCGGGTGACCACTTTGGTTACATCTATCTAATTACCAATCTATTGACGGGTAAGAAGTATATTGGTAGAAAGTATTTTACCAAAGCACATACTCGTCAGGTGAAAGGTAAGAAAAAACGTAGTCGTATTGAAAACGACTGGAAAGATTATTGGGGGTCCTGCGTTCCGCTACTTGAAGATGTGGCAACGTTAGGACCCGACAATTTTAAACGTGAAGTCATCCGCTTGTGTAAGACAAGAGGAGAAACAAATTATTGGGAAGCAAAACTCCAGTTCGAGCACAATGTATTAGAAGCTAAATTGGACAACGGCGAACCAGCTTATTATAATGGCAATATTTTAGTAAAGTTTACTAGAAGAAACATAGGTAAGGTTAGTTAGGGGGTCCAATGTGTCCAATAAAATTCTTGAACATAAGCATCTAATCGTTAGAGCAGAGCTAAACAATCCACCACAATGTGCTGCAGCAATCCAGGAATGGATGAAGATGCTTGTGGATAGGATTGGTATGAAGATCCTGATGGGTCCATACGCTGTTTATAGTGATATGGTAGGCAATCGTGGATTGACTGCTGTTACTATTATCGAAACATCACATATTGCTATGCATGTCTGGGACGAAGTCGATCCTGCATTAATGCAATTAGATGTCTATACATGCTCAACATTGAATATTAAAGATGTATTTGATGCTATTGATGCATTTGCTCCCACTAAAATCGAGTATAAGTATATTGACAGGGAAAATACCTTGACAATGCTCGATATGTGTGTTATTGATTAATGATCAACAAAGAAAGGTGAATTGATGGGTAAGAAAAGAAGTCGTAGCAAAAAGGTTTCTGCTGGCGTTCATTCGAATGTTAGCGCAGGAACACTAAGGCTAGTGCGTCAGGGGCGCACACCCGGTGAACGACTAGAGTTTAAGTTAAATGCATGGCGCCGCGGTCAAAATCCTTGGATGTCTATTGATACAGGCGCTGTTGGTTCAAACGTTCGTTTTAAGCGCGTTCGTATGAATGACGTTTATGGCGATCCTAAGAAGATGGGAGTCGTGGTATAATGTATACTGTATACTCAAAGGAAAATTGTCCAGCATGTTCACGGGCGAAAGCACTTCTACAGTCGAGAGGCTTAGAATATAAAGAATATATCATTGGTAAAGATGTTATGCGTGAGCATGTATTAGAACTCTTTCCTGATATTAAGTCGGTCCCGATCATTATCGAGAACGGCGAACTAATCGGTGGTTATGAACAATTGAATGAAAGGATTATTAATGAAGGAAGACAATTCCTTACAGAGACAGGCTCTAACTGAGATTCTCAAAACACATGACCGAGTAAAGGTTGTGTTCACTAAGGTTAATGGCGATGAGCGCACAATGTATTGCACTCTTAGCCCTAACATTCTCCCAGCACAAACAGACCTAGAAGAACAGGTTCAGGATAAAACACCTAACCCTGAGACGCTTGTTGTTTGGGATATCGAAGCAGATGGATGGCGGTCATTCCGTCTTGATTCTGTAATTCTATTCACTTATGATATGGTGTATGATGACTGAAATTAATGACGAAATCTCCGCAAATGCTCGAGGCGGAACAGAACTTATGGGCGAGCGTTTACTTGCATCTTTACCCGAAGAACTACTATCGAACTTCCAGATCATTCGGTCGCGGGTTCGAGGACTTGATGAGACAAAGATTCGTGTCTTGTGGTTGCATGACCTACCAGGTGATCCTGAGTCAGAGCATCTAAAGAATGGCGGATGGAAGAAGTTTCATCGTCTGGTGTTCGTATCTAATTGGCAGATGCAAGCATACATCAATGCATACCAGATCCCATGGTCGAAGTGCACTGTTATTCAAAATGCTATCATCCCGATTGAACCGCATGAGAAGCCTACAGACAAGATCTCTCTTGCCTATTGGTCAACACCTCATCGGGGTC